TATCTGAATAAGCATTCGGATCTATTTCTTCTAAAATAGTCATACTTAATCTACATAAATCAAAATGTGGATTTGGTTTTATTTCTTCTTTTTCTTCTTTTTCTTCGCATAAGAAATCAACTTGTGGCGGATAAGAATACTGACCACCTGCTTCTCCTAGTTTAGAAAATACATCATTCATAAAAACCTTATTTTTATATTTAAATATAGCTCTTCCGAAATCAATAATCTTAAATATCTTTCCATGAGTTGGTACTCTGTAATAAATATTATTTAATTTATAATACAAATACTTTGTTTCAGTATTGCTATACATGATGTTATTAATATGTAAATCATTGTGAGTAAAATCAAAATGCTTTTGAAGATAAGTTAAAGCAAATGATATTTGAAACATACAACTTAATATTAATTCTTCACTAATATTATCATCTATAAGATCTTCTAAAGTTCCTTCTAATTTTTCAATACACAATAACTGTAAAGGTATATCTTTTATAGTCGCTATATAATCATCATTATCTGTATCTGTATCTGATTCAGATCCAGATTCACTTCCACTATCACTATCACTATCACTATCTGAATCAGATATATATACGTCTAGTTTAAATCCCTTATCTATACATTTATTAAAACATTTTTCATTTTTAATGTCTTGATATTCTTCACTAATATCATATTTATAATTACCAATTCCATTAAATGAACCATAATATAAAGCAAAAGATGGATTTATCTTATTGTAAGTTAAGTTACCAAATAAGTAACTACAAAATACATCTATATAAGCTGTATTATTCATATCATTAATCTTTTTGAATGTGTTGTAATTATAAGCAGATGGTAAGTGATAATTATTCTTCGTTATAAAATTATAGTTATCATTTACACAATGAATGACATCAACTATTGGAATTGTTTTACAGAATATTTCTTTTTCTATAATTATATTTTTAGATGAATCATAGATATCCGATATTAAAAACATATTTGAATTGTAATATCTACTTTTAGTAATATCCTTAATGTTTTTGAGATAGTAATTTCTCTCAAGATCCATCTTTAACAGTGCCCGAGAATTATTATGAATATTAAAATATAATGAGTAAAATGGCATGTAAAACTGTAATGATTTCATCTCTAAGTGTTCTCTAACACTGTTAAATAATTCTTTGTATTCCTTTTCTTGCCATTTGTGATATCTTATATGATTTTTGTATGTCATTATTGACTTGAAGTCACAAAAAATATATCTTTTAAACTTAAGTTATAATAAACATATTTTTTCTACTTTGTATTATATATGGAAATACAATTAAAAAGATTTGATATTAGAGAAATTAAAGATGATAAAGTTGTGGTATTAATTGGTAAGCGTGATACAGGTAAATCTTACTTATGTAAAGATATACTTTCTCATCATACAGGAATACCCGCTGGACAAGTTGTATCAGGTACTGAAGCGGCAAATAGTTTTTATGGTAAGATGGTTCCAAAATTATTTATCTATGATGAATATGAACCTGGTATCGTAGAAAGATTACTAAAAAGACAAAGAATGATGATAGACAGAGTAAAAGAAAATCCAAGTGTTGATCCTAGAGCATTTTTAGTTTTCGACGATTGTCTTTATGATAATAGTTGGACTAAAGATAAAAATGTTAGAAGTTTGTTCATGAATGGTCGTCATTTTAAAATTTTATTCATGATAACTATGCAATATGCGTTAGGTATTCCACCAAATTTAAGAACAAATATTGATTATGTATTTATCTTAAGGGAAAATTATGTTAGTAATAGAAAACGACTTTACGAACATTATGCGGGTATGTTCCCTAACTTTGAAATGTTTTGTCAGGTTATGGATCAATGTACTGAAAATTATGAATGTTTAGTTATTCATAATAATGCTAAAAGTAATAAATTAACAGATCAAGTTTTCTGGTATAAAGCAGAACCTCATGATGATTACAGACTATGTAGTCAAGAACATTGGCAATATTCTGCTACAAATGAAGAAAAATTAAGAGAAGAAGGTAATAATCTTCAACAAAATACATCTAAATATCAAATCACTAAAAGTTGGTCTTAAAGACTTTCTAAGAATGATTTAATCTTATCATACTCTCTATGAGGGAAAGGTTCTCTATTTCCATTACGTTCTAAGAAAAGCGTTGGAAAACCCTCAACCTGATATTCTTTAATTTTAGCTTTATCTTTATCATCCTCTGAATTATACATGATAATATTTATCTTTTTACCATTAATTGTTTTACCATCGAATTCAGCTTTTATCTTTTCGTAATCAGGGAGCATCTTCTTAGAATAACCACACCAAGGAGCATAAACTAATACAAGATTAACTTCTCCAGAACCAGCTGGTGCTGCTTTTGGCCGAGGTTTGGTTGGTGGAGGAGCGACCGAAGGCATGGGGGAACCCTCTAAGAATGCTTTAATCTTATCATATTCTCTATGCGGGAAAGATTCTCTTTTTCCATTACTTTCAAAAAACAGAGATGGGAACCCTTTGACATCATATTCTTTAACTTTATCTTTATCCACATCCGAATTATACATGATAATATTAACTTTTTTACCATTAATCGTTTTACCATCAAATTCGGCTTTTACTCTTTCATAATCAGGGAGCATCTTCTTAGAATAGCCACACCAAGGGGCATAAACTAATACAAGACTAACTTCACCAGAACCGGCTGGTGCTGCTTGAGGCTTGGCCTGGGCCTGCCTGACAGGCTTTACTTGAGGGGTTGGTTGTGTAGGAGGCATAGGTCTATCAGCGGCCATCTTAGAAGGAACACCCTTAAAAACCATATCTAAGGGCATGAATCCAGGATTCCATACTTCATCAAAAGGTTTGAAAATAGTAGCATCTTGGACCATCAAACCAGCCTTTTGTTGAACACCATCTCTCTTAACGGGTGGTTTCGCAGCCATGACACCTAACTGTCTTTCCGTAGAAGGAGTAGGATCTGGTTTCCTTGGTTGCAATTCGATACCAATTGGTCCCTGTGCCTTCATCTGATTCATTTGTTTCATTTGTTTCTGTTGTTTCTTTTGTTTCTTTGGTCTCTTTTTAACATTTCTAACTTTATCAACAGGGATTTCTTGACCGGTCGGTTGTTTCTGAGACGGAGGTGCCTTTTTAACGACTGGTGGCCCAATTAGAGGAGCAAATTCATGGTCAACTGTAGCAAAATTCATGTAACCACTTATTTGATTCTTAAAGAGATAACAAAGCATAAATCCAACTAAAACAAAAACAAGCATAACACAAACTTCATCATCCTGACATATCTTCTTCACATAATTAATACCCTGATCTACTAAATCCATTTATAATACTTAAAATATTTTTTTTTTATAATAAGTCATTTAATTTCCAATATTCAAAACCATTTCCATAAGGTCTTTTAATTATGAATGGAATTCTTTTTTCATTTAATTCTTGAACAGCAATATCATATGCATTGTTAAATTTTTCGGGATTTTGTATAAATATATGACTACCATGATTAATCTGGTTAGCTCTTTCTGCGATCACTTTACATCTTTCATATTTAGTTAATGATGGATTAGTTTTATAAGATTTTAGTTTAGATTTATAACCTTTCATAACCGTATTAATATCTTCATCTACACCAGATTCAACTACAACTTCTGTTGTATCATATTCATCTGCTTCATTGTAGTTAATATCTTCTTCGTCCATTATTATTTATATTATAATAGATTATTAAAGATTTAAATCAAATTTTAAATAAAAAATTATATATTACCACATTCTTCTACATGCGTGTCTAAAGTATGTAGTACAGTATCATCGCCAATCCGCCTAAATGGTTCTACGGCGTTCTTTTGTGGATCAAAAAATAATGGTTCCCAGCGATTAATACCTACACCTTTTAATTCAAATGCATTATTTGTTAGACGACTGCTAATCTGATGATATCCTCCATCTTGAAAATTAATCATCTTAACTTCAGCATTCTCTGGACTAGGTATATATTTTTCATATGGATTATTACTTAACTTACGTGTAATATTTTTTAATTCGGAATCTACATCAAAAAAATTTTCATCCATTAGTGAACCACCATTATGTTGTAGGATCATTGTGGGCGCCCATGGATAACTTATCTTATTGCGAACTTGATTTAACTGATATTGTCCAGGCATTGAAGAATATTGATTTGTATTTCCTATTGAAATTCCGCCACTATCTAAAGTATTCATACTATATTATGAATATTATATAAAAAAATTAATATTTAAGATTTAATTTAAGCGCTTGGCTCAAAAGTCTTTTCTTGACATCTTCTTAAATAATCCGCATTTCGAACCATTTGTCTTGTAGGCAAACCTCCTCTTACCCAGTCCATTTTAGAATCTTCTGGAATAATATGTTTATTGTCTTGAACTTCTTCTTTTAATTTAGGTATCATGGGTAAGAAATAGTTGCCATATGTAATTTCACTACTAGCGATACACGGTTTTTGATCGCTGGCAGAATCACCTGGTCTAATTACAGATTCAGTGTCTACATCATAATATCCTTTACTGTAATTCGGAGTTGTTGCGGATAGACGCTCGAAAACCTGATTAATAACTCTCTTGTTTGTTAATTTATCATCATTCTGTCTTAGACTGGAATCATTATCAACCAAGCAGCCTTTTTCTGCGATCCAACCAAAACCACCCTTTAAATGAATACCTGGTTGAGATGTCTGAATACTTTGTGCTTCTTTTAATCCACACTCGCAACCATATTGATTATCTAAAGTATAATAACCCGGACCCTGAGACTGCATGACATCTAAATCTATGGTTAACTGATCAGATCTAATACTCGCCTTCTTAAACAAATTAAAATTATCTTTACCTTTCGTAACAGCATTACTACAATCTTGTAATGAAGGTTGTAAGTTACCTGCTACGTAACCATTGTATCCATCATTTCCTAATACTTCTGTCATTTATATATTCATTAGAAATAAAAAAAAATTCAATTAAAAATTAACCACTACTATTTGTTCCACCTGATCTCCCCATACCAGTCAAGCATGCTAACTGATTACCCTCTTTACATGTCGGGGGAGTTCCATAACACCATTGAGCAAAAGCACCTTGATCGTTAGGAACTTGATTTCCGGGAACCGTATAAAATTGTCTTTGACTATTATTTTTACCGAATACATCAGTTACATCTCTATATAAATCTTCATTAAATAATTCTTCTACGCGTCTTTGAACCCCCTTGTTATTGTAACTAGGACAAGATTTAGGTGGAGGTTGTAAATCACTTCCGTAGTCAGTAAGTGTTGGATTCATAAATGGATTATCTTTATTCGGAACACGACATTCTGTACTTAAATCATTTATTTTAACTAAGTCTTCTATTTTATCACTCATAGAATCTTTCATTGTATTATCTACATGAATATCTTCTTGTTTATACCAAATTAACCATGTTATACCCATTACAATAACAGGTATCACTAAATATTTTTGGTCCCTTTTCATAAAAAACATGATCAGAGTATAAAAAATAGATAATCTAACTATCGCATTTAACTTTCTTAATATATCAAATCTTTTAGAAGGAAATATTTCAGTGATTGAATCCTTATTGTAAAGAATAGATATATCATTATACCAAAAGGGTGTCTTAATCATATTATATTATAATATTTAAAAATAAATTATTTAAAATTTACCTGTTTTCTCTTTTTTCTTTAATCTTTTCTCTTAAACGTTTCTGTTTTTCTTCTCTTGTTAACTCTTTTTTAGCTGGTTCAATGATCTCTTCTAATACAGGGCCATCTGTTTCTTTTGTTTCAGTTTTTCTATCTGATTGAACTGATCTATCATCTGATGTTTCTTGCTCACCAGACATGCCTTGCTGACCCGACATGCCTTGCTGCCCCGACATGCCTTGCTGACCCGACATGCCTTGCTGCCCCGACATGCCTTGCTCACCAGACATGCCTTGCTGCATGCCCTGCATCATATTCTTAAACATTGGATTATCCCCCATTTTTCCCATCATCCCCTCAGCTTCGGTCTTTAAAGAATCTTGTGTTAATTCTCCCGATTCCATCTTCTTTTCCATCACAGAATTAATATTGTTAAAAATAGATCCCATCTTTTCTGGATTCATCAACTGAGCCATTAATTCCATTGGATTACTATTTTCATCTACATCACCAAACATGTTTTCAATATCTAAATCCTTTGCCACCTCTTTCGCAATATCACCAATACCACCACCCATTAGACCACTCAACATTTCATCTAATTCTGATTCACCCGGTACATTAGATTTAACATTTTCTGTTAGCTTCTTCATACGCTTAAGATCTTTGGCAGTCTTCTTATCAATCGAAACTTCTTTATCTGTTCCTAATTCACCTAAAACATTTTTCAACTCCTGACTGGATTTTAAATTCATATTAATCAACTGAAAAGTCTGAAAATATTTCCAAATGCTTTCCCTAGTCTTATTTGTAATATTCTTTTCCCATAATCTCTTAAATGAAATTTCTTCAAGGAATTCTACTTCTAAATCAAAAAATTCTAAATTCTTATCTGTAATCATTTTTTCATGTTCACCAATTAATTCTAAAAATGTATTTAGTTTTGGAAAATCATCTAAACATTTTCCTTCCGTATCAGTCAAACATGTTTCATAGTTGCGATATAAGCTATTTTTTATTTCAGGGAATGTTTTAGATAAATCCCTGATAAAATCACTAAAAAGACTAAATAGTTTAGATTCTACTTCTGATACCATTTATATTTAATAAAAGTATTTAATTATTTTAAGTAGTTTAACGCATCTGGGATTTTCTTTTCTTTTTAGATTTATTTCTTTTAGGTTTACTCTTTTTATATTTACGTTTAGGTTTACTTCTTTTTGATTTTTTCTTTCTTTTAGATTTTTTCTTTTTTGTATATCTTCCACCTCCTTCACCTGTCCATTTAGGCATCTTTCCAGAACGACGTCTATTATAATCATCAATTACTTCTTCTTCATCTTCCTCATCAAAATCAAAATCATCTAACTCATCTGATTCTTCGTCGCGTTTTCTCTTTTCTATTTCTTCTTCATCTACTAAAGGCTTAATAAATCTATCATATATTCTGTCTATATATTTGTTGTATTCTAGGGCATTCATGTTCCTGAAATTAATATCTTCAATTCTATCTATAATTACAAATACATACTTCTTAAGCGACAAAGTTTCTTCATCATAATAATCTCTTCCAGTTGTAGATTCTTTTTTTGGAGTATAATAAGGGATATCTACTTCAAAATGACCCGCATATGAATAATTACTGCTTGGAATTAACACTTCTGCTTCCCAACTATGTGGTGGAGAAACATAGCATAATTTAGATACTTTGGTTATAAATATTAATCTGAATGGTTTATCTGAAAGTTTTGGAATATTTCGTGCTTCAGAGTCACTTGATGCTGAAAAATGTATTGCAACTCTCAAGTCAACTGTCCATGATCTTAAAGGGAAACTTTTTCTTCTTCTAACATCTATAAAATCCATTAATTCATTATTAGGAAAAACCGTATCTCTTACACCACTAAATAAATATATGTAATCATCTGTACCATACAAATCTTTGGTTAGTTTATTGAATGATTCATTTTTCATGTCTTTTATTTCCCTTCTCCCATCTCTGATAGCATTATTTAATAATTTCAGACTGTTCCATGTCCTCCAATACATATTATGTAATAATTTTCTCTTTGTACCCGGTTTACTAAAGACTTGTTCCATTATATATTCTATTATTCCTTCAGGCATAAAACTATCAACCCCATTAAATAGTAAATTTACTATTGAATAAACTATATAATATTCTTGTGATTCAGGCCACTCTTCAATACTCCGCCAATCAGTGATTAATTTATTTACAACTATATTTTCTTGTAATTGTTGTAATAATTCCCATAGTTCTGGTATAGTTGCTTCAGGTTGAAAATACACATTAGGATTAATTCTCCATATTTCAGTAAATTGCTTATTGTATTTAGTGATCATGTTTTCAATCACCTGCTTATAATCTTCCATCAAATATATATTATATAATATTTTTATCTCATCATTCCTTGACCCATATCAGGTCTTTGACCCATGCCTTGACCCATGCCTTGACCCATGCCAGGTCCTTGACCCATGGGTGGTCTCATTCCACCACCTGGCCCCATTTGATTTCCCATCATCTCACCCCTTTCTCTTTGCATTCGTTCTAAATCATCATCAAAAGCTTTCCTTTTTTCACTTAATCTAGCATCTTGAGCTTCCATTGATTTCACTTGACCATGAATATCATCTGAAGCACCATCTAAATAATCAAATGTACTTTCTATTTTATATGTTCTCTTAGTATAATCGTCATTTTCTTCACTTATCATACTATATTCTACGCCAGAGCCACCTAATCCACTGACACCACAATATCCTTCTAATTCTCCTTCTTCATTTATTCTACACTGACCTTGATCTTTTTCTGATGGTTGATCAGCTTGTAGTCTCGCTTCTTGTTCTTTTTTACCTTCCACTAATTTTCCAAAATATTCAAAAACAGTCTGACCGCTAATAACTTGATTGTTTATCAAGATAGATGGAACCGACTTAACATAACTAGGATATGATTGAACATCTACATTCACCACTTGAAATAATGGTTTCAAAAAAGGATGTTGTTGAATCCCTAATAATATTTTTTTACAATGCTCACAACGACCGCTAATAAATAAAACTCTCTCTGACATTATTTATTAACTTAGAAATACTAATTTTTAAATGATTAAACTTATTTATTTTAATAAATTTGATTTTATTTAAAAATATTATCTTAGTATAAAATATATATAACTATGACCGACGAACTCAAAAAGTTTCAACCTAAAATAACTGATGTCGAAAATGTTGAAGGTGAATTAAGATTTGTATTATCTGGAGATGACAAATATGGATTTGATAAATCATTAGCAAATGCTATTAGACGTATATTAATTACGGATATTCCGACGGTGGGTTTTAACTTATCTGAACATGGTGAAAGTAACGACTTAGTCATGACAGTGAATAATTCTTCTTTACATAATGAAATGTTACTTCATCGAATCGCTTTGATGCCTCTGTATATTAATCCGGTCAACTATATGCGAAACCATCTATTTATGTGTAAGGTTAAGCATGATTCTGTAGAACCATTTAAATTTATCACAATGAACGATGTTGAAATTTATCCCTTAAAATCTGGATTTCAAGAACGTATTAATCGTTATTTTGATGAATCATATGATATGTCTCCGGATGATGAAAAGCTTCTAAAAGAACAATTAAGTGCCACCGATATTGAAAATTATGATCTAGAGAAGCCTTTATCACAAAAAGAAAAGGATAAAATTTACAGACCATTTAAGTTTAGGGATAATACACACTATTGTTTAATCACCGAATTAAAAACAACAAATACAGAAGATACCTATCAAGAGATTCAATTTTATGGTTCGCCGTCTGTTGGATTTGGTTATCAAGACGCTAAGTTTCAAGGTGTTTCACAAGCAACCTATTCGTTTAAGATAGATGAGAAAATGGTGAATGAAGTATTAAAAGAAAAAATATCTAGAGAAGAAATTCCTACAGAGGAAAGAGAGGTTTATGAAAAGAAATTCAGGTTAAGTGAGAGTGAGAGATACTTTTATAGGGATGATACTGGTGAAGCAAATTCTTATAATTTCGCAATTAAGAGTAATCATTATTTATCCGCTGATGCTTTATTCAAGATGAGTATTGATATACTTATTCAAAAGTGTGAATATTTAAAATTGGAATTCATAGGTCTCTTAAAAGAAGAACCATCAAGAGTATCTGTTGAACAAGAAAAAGAATACATTTATCGGTATGAAGTAGAAAATGAATCTCATACGTTAGGTAACTTAATTCAGAGTCACATGATGAGGTATTCTGTAAGTGATACTTCAATCATTAATCTAATCGGATATAAGAAACCTCATCCTTTAGAAGATAAAATCGTATTCATTATTTCAATGAATAAGGGACATAAGCTTTCTCATGCGGATGAAGTTGTAAAGATTCAGAGCACAACAACATATATCCTTGAATGTATGGATGAGATACTAAATAATCTAAGGACTTTATACAAGGTTTCAGATAAGACATTTTAAATTAATATTTTAATCACATATAATTATTTAATCACGGATAAAACTTTTTAAAAAATATCTATGAGTAATTTATAATGAGTAAAGATAGTACCATTGAGAAATGTAATTTTTGTTTTTTAGCAGAAGAATTGGATAGTGAAAAGATAGAATATTGGTCTAAGAAACGCGAGAATTATTCGCCTTATCCCAAAATGGTATCTTGTGATGAAAATTACAGTTTAAAAAATGAAGAACTTAAAGAGTTAGAACCAGAATTAGGTGAGAACCCTCTGAATTTACAATTAACATTAGGAGAAGAACATTCTAATAAACATGTTTATTATTGGGCAACGAATGAAAGCACCAATATCCATGAAATCTTACCACCTGGAAGTGCTTATGGTGAATATGAAAATCATGGACTTAAGAAATGCGATGATGAGGGCGATGTTACTTTAGTTTTTAACACACCACAACCCTATAAAGAAGGTAAAAAAACTCACCCAAGACATGTTCATTATATACTAGAAGATGATAATAAAGTATGGAGACCATTAAAGACAATAAGAGTAATATGTACTATTTCAATAGATAATCTCGATGAAAGAATTAAAATGAAAGATACTATGATAATCAATGCATTGCCGACAGAGTATTTCGCTAAAGAAAGAATACCCAATTCGGTTAATTTACCCGTGAAAGAATTGGATAAATTAACAACTAAAAGTGTTGAAAGAAGAGTATTAAAATTCTTAAAATCATCTTTGAAAAAATACCCTAAACTAGAAGAATTAGTAAATGATAAGAAGATAGAATTATATGATATTCCAATTATAACATATTGCGCTCATAGTAAGTGTGACGCATCTGAAAAACTAATCCATGCTTTATATAGTTGCGGAGTCAACAATGTATTAGAATGGAAAGAAGGAATGGAGGGTTGGAATAAAAAACGATCTTTTTTTGGTGATGATAGTGCTGAGGATGATGCTTCTGATGTAGAAGAAGATCAAGAACCAGCTGAACCAGAACCTCAAGTTGTTAGTGATTCTGAAGAAGATGATGAGGATGAAGAAGACGATGAAGACGATGAAGGTGATGAAGAGGATGATGATTTATTTGAAGATGAAGATGATATTTTAGAAGAAGAAACAGAATCATCTGATGAAGATGATTTTATAGAAATTAT